AAAGATATCACTACAGAAGATCCAGAGTAGTGTATGTCTTAGTACTCATAATGTCTGTTGCACCAGGGTATATCCAAGTCCAAGCAATTAATCATGTATACCCTACTATGGAGATGTGCAAGAGTAGCGCATCATACATACGCAGTGAACTTATAAGTAAGAAGCCTACACCTGAGTCCACTGTATCAGCATACTGTACGGAAATACCAACAGAGGTGTAATGAATATAGAGCGTGAAGCAAAGATACACATGGAAAGGAAACTAAAGCTTTTCTTCGAGGAGCTAGAAGTAAAGTTACGTCCTGTAAGAAAACACATAGAAGAAAATCTGCGTGAGGATATATACAAAGTCAGAGCTTTACAGGACATAGATGACATACTTATGATAGCTAAATACGCTACAGAAAAGTATGGTCTAAAATAAAAGGGTAGCCGTTGACTTAATTGTTGGCGGCTATTCTCCTTTGGCAGTGTCTTTGTACAAAGATAGTATAGCTCTAAACTGATTTAACTCACTCTCTGTCATGGTTAGTGGGTCTTTTATTTTAATAGCTTTTAGTTCTTTTTCCGTTGCACCTTCGTCACGTAGCTTTTCTAAACGTATCTTGTGGAAAGTTTTCTTAGCGTTTTTGTACTGTTCACTATTGCCAGAGTAGTTTATCGTATCGTATTTCTGTTTGTTTATCCTATGGTTTTCAGATAGAAAAGGCATAGCTTCATTTACTGCAGACCTAGTTTCTTTTATTATCCTGCTTACTTCTTGTCTACGATAAGTGTTTGTACCTTTCATAAAGTCCTTGTCAGCTAATAACTTTCTGGCTTTTCTTTCAAGCAAAGGAGATAGGGTTTCGTTAAACAGCCTGTCGTACATAGCAACCTGACTTCTTTTGTTTGCTCTAAATCCTCTTAGCCCTGCCATAGTGTATACTTTTTCAGCAGCCGTTTTACCCCTGACTACCCTAACACCAAATATAGAACTTAGTGGATTAGGATCGTACAAATCCCCTTCTCTAGTTGCAGCACGTAGCTGACTAAATTCATTCTCTTCGTTAGTATCACGAAATATGTCTAGTATATTATCTAGGTATCTGGTAGCTTCAAGAGAAAATACTTCTCCCCCACCCCTTTTAATTAACTCTACTTCACCAGTGTCACTAACCACAGCTTTTTGTCTTTTATCTTTATGTATATCTGTATCACGAACAAAACCTACAGCCCTGTCTATTGTCTGAAAGGGTCTAGTAAATCCAGCTAAGAAACTACCTGCACGTCTTTGTAGTTCTGCTGCACCAGCTTCTCCGTTAGTTTCATCAAACATCATGTTAAGGATTCTATACATATCGTTACCAAACTGTATGTCTTTAGCAAACTGACCTACACCTAGTTGAACGAGACTATCCTCTATTGCCTCTGGTGTACTTGTTGCATAGTAAGGCAACACACCGTCCTTCACAGGGCTAGGATCAGCAGCTTTACCTAAAGGTCCAAGTGTTCCTTGCCTAGATAACTGGTTAAACAATCTACCCATAGCTAAGAACTCTGACATAGGAAAGGCGTTCTTCGTGTCGATAACTGTGCCACCCCCAACATCTAATTGTGTAGACTCTAACCCTCTGTCTTGTCTCTCTTGATCCATACGAGCAGCTAGCACTAAACCTGTAGTACCCACAGCCGCACGACTAAAAGCCTCCATAGTTTTTATGTCTGCTTTACCTCGCATGATAGCAGCAGTAGGTGATATTAATCCTGCAGGACCAACCTGATAGACAGTGGCTACAGTGTTATTGAAGAATCTACCAAACGGTAACACAGAACCTAACACAGGCAAGTTGGATATACTTTCTACAAATTTAGCTGTGGTTCTAATAACAGGCGCTTGCTCTACAGTCGTGTAGTCTTTTGAGAAAACACTCTTCATTGTACTGTCTAGTGCAAGCCCCATTACATCTTCGTCTATTGCGTTAAGGTTGTTTGTACGCATTGCATCAGCAAGAGTTACATTGTTTTTTATTCTAAGCTGTTTGTCTAGCTCTGTCATAAACATCTGAGATTTAGTGAAGGTATCCTGTGCTCTAACGCCTGTTAACTTGGTAGATGCATCAACAAAACCCTCTATAGTTCTATATACCTTGTTGTTTGGATTCATATCAAACTTATCTGCTGATATTTCTACACCAGTTCCCCCCACTGTCTCGTGCAGCAAGCTTTTTACTTCTTTATTTTCATCTAAGAACTTTATGTAAGCATCATGCGTAGTAAAAGGATCAAGTAAGTTTCTAAACTTGTCTCCTTGTATTTGTGCGTATACCTTACCTATTCTTCTTGCTTCTCTTCCTGCCTCTGTGTTGCCTCTTAACATACCGTAAGCGTAGAACATACCACCGTTTAAAGCATCAGCCACAGACTGTCCTAAGTAATACTGTGACCAGCCAAATATATTAGCTGCAGTTGTAGGCACAGATGACACAAGAGTTCTACGCCACACGTTTTGTAGATACATAAGTTGCTTCGGTTGTTTTTCTTTTGACAGATAACCTGGCAGTCCATCCTCTAGGGCATCTCGTATCTCTTTACGCTCTAACGCTTGATTAATTATGTCATTACCCATAACAACACCAGCGTTTAGTTTGTTCTTCGCTTGAGCAAATACCGAAAGTTCTCTACCTAAACCACTAGAGTAAGACGCTATCACATCACTAAGTTTTACTTTAGCTGCTGCTGCATCTCCTAAGTGTATACCTGTAGCTTTCTCAAAGTCTTTTGACATGGCAACAAATTCCTTGTCAGGCATGACACGTATTACATCTGTTAAAAAATCTGATATAAAAGTATCTTTGTTTACCGTTATACCTTTTTTTCGCAATAGCCCTACAAGACCTGTTTCTTTATCTGGCCCTAAAAGTATCTCACCTAATAAACCTTCTGGCATCATTTGATTACCACGGATTTCTTTACCAGCTTCTACTTTCTTAGCCCATGACTTATATCCCTGTCGTATTACTTTACTAGCCTCAAATCCTACATCTGCATCCACTAAACCTTTTTTAGTAAACTTACGCATAGCCATCTCTTTTTGGGCATCTGCTAAACTAGTCTTGCCAACTAGTCCTCTTGCTCCACTACCTACTAATGAAAAAGCAGGAGCAACTGCACCACCTAACATGGTACTAAGTAATACTTGTTTTTTATTTATTGTATCTACAGAATCATCTACGTTTACATCTAAGTATATGTCCTGTATTGCTATGTCTTGAAAGGCTGCAACTGTAGCGTCTGCCCCAAAGGTTGCACCTAGCTCAAATACTTTTCCTTTTTTAAGTCTATTTTGATTAAAGTCTTTTAATGATTCATACCCAAGCTTACGATACCACTCAGACCTAATATTAATTGCAGACTGATCTAGTGCTAGTTTACCTGCTTTAGTTCTAGCTGCACCTTTACCTATTTTACCTATTAAATCATCTTGTGCTTTTTTTACTGCTTTCTTAACTTCTTTTGAGTTAGCTCCTTTTTTGATAGCCTCTTTGTAGGCTCTCTTACTAGCTTCTTTTATTGCTTTCTTACTAGCTGTAGTTACACCTAAAGTAGCAGCCCTACCTACACCACCAGTAAGAAGACCTAAGTAGTTGGATGGGTCTGCTGCTGCAGCAAAGACATAATCTTTTATACCATCTATTTTACCAGAAAGAGTTTCGCCTCTGTTAAATAAGTTACCTAAACTATCATACAATCTATACGCATCTGCAGCAGCAGCTTTGTCTGCTTCACTACCCTTACGTACAAACTGTACCTCACCTGCTGTTGATAAGGTGTTTGCATTAAACCAGCGCATATGGTCTACAAAATCATTGACTAGCTTATTGTCATCCTCCATAGTACGATAGTCTTCGCCTTTATTTCTAGACATGTACTCACGTATGGTATTTAGATTACTGCGTGTATGTAAATCTTTTATTTTAAGAACTTTATCAGGGGCTGTGGTATCGAATAACTGATCCTCTTCTGAATCATAATCATCATCAAACAAAGCATCTACAGAACCTGTGAACTTTTTCTTAGGCGATACAGTTAAAGCTGTGCCATAACTATCGTCAAACAAATCATCTATATTGCCTTTATAAACTTCTGACATTACAACTCCAACTGTTTAATTAATTCATCTATAACTGTTTTAGTTATATAAGGGGATAGTCTATTCTTACCAGAAAATCTGTTCCAATAAGCTAGTAACTTATCTTTATCATTTAGTATGCCCTTATCTCTGGCATCTTTTACAAATGTGTTAATAACTAAAGTAGTTCTTTCTTTACTCTGATTTAAAACAGATTCAGTTACAGCACTATCTGTTACCTCTGATTTTGGATCTCCTGTCTCAGCATCATTTATGTATACTTTTCCATCAGGTGTTACACTAAAACTCTGACCTCCTAAATTCTGTGTTGAATAAACTGTGATCTTAGGTTTAGCTTCTTCCTGTTCCTTTTCTTCTCTTCTTCTTTTCTCTGCTCTTCCAGAAAGCCCTCCCTCACGAAAGAACTGTCCTATGTCATCAAATAAACTTGGCGTATCTTTAGGGTCTACTTTAGTTTCTGGTATTTCTATTTCAGGATCAGCATCTCTACGCTCATCTGCTTGTGGGGCCATTTGACCACCAAGTTCTGCTGGTGGTAACACCTCTTCAGTTATTTCTTGACCAGGGAATAAAAAACTAGGCTCTGGAATAGCCCTAATAGCAGCATCTATAGACCCATCATCTTCATACATTGTGTCAAAGTTAAACCCTCGTTTCTTTAGAGTCTCCAAAACAGAGGTATCTTCTGAATCTAATTCTTCGTTGATCATAGTACCGTCTGCTTTAATTCTACTAAAAAAGATATTACCTATCAATTTACCATTTGCATCCACATTGTATTTTAATGTTGTACCATCTTTTACTTCAGTAATAGTATTTCCTTGATCTGCTGCTATCGCACTTTTTAGCTTAGATGACAGAACAGATTTTTTAAGATCATCTTTTTCGTCTGCTTCTGCCTGTGCCACTAAACCTTCTATAAGAGGATTTTTAGACATGGATTGAATATCAGATAAAAAGTCATCTCCATAAAGTTTATAGAACTTCTTTACAACCATTAACTCTGCTTTATCTTCTAGTCCTTGTTGCTCACCTTCACCTAAAGATTTTTTGTAAAGCTCTGTCTTTCTAAGATCTGAAAGGGCTGATTCTTTTTGTCTTAAATATTTATCGTATGTATCTACAGGATCATATACATTTGCTGTAGCCTGATCCACAGTCAAGTATACAGAGGCTCTGTCGGAAGCTAGGCTATCATAAGCATCCTGTCTAGCTAATTCTATCATGCTCATCCTATTTGGATCATACCCTACTCTTGCAGCTTTCTTAGGATCAACAGCAAGTAGTTTTTGAAACGTTGTTCTTTCGTCAGTAGGAACAGACATATCTTGTTCGTTAGCTAATAGACCATATGAACGCTCTAAAAATTCTTTTACATCTCCCTCTTCAAATAGTTCTGCACCTTCAACTAAAGTGTCTACCTCTGAGAAACTTAAAGTACCGCCACCTTTTGCAGCACTGTACTTAGTTAAGCCTTTTACAAAGTTAGGCAGTCCATTTTCACCTGAAGATATAGCAGCTTTTATTTGTTGAGGACTTGCACCTAAGTTACGTGCCTGTCCAGCTAACATGATACCGTTGTTTACTAATTTTTTTCTATTCTTAAATACTACTTGAGCCTGTTTGTACTCTTCATCTAGTAAATCTTTTTCATCTTTCTGTGCTTCAACTCTTTGATTTATACCTGTGCTTATAGTGTTAAGAAAGTTTGTTGTAAATGAGTTCCAATCAAATGCCATCTTACATGTCCTCCCTAGCCATTAAGCCTTTTTTCTCTACGGCCTGTAGTTCTACTGGCTCTGGCGGTGCATCTACAGTATCCTCTTTTGTTTCTACTTCTGTAGCACCTTGTTCTTCAAGTGAAGCTGCCATGTCCTTTAGTAACTGAACACCTTTATCATCTTCTCCACCTGCTTCAATACCCCTATCAATTGCTGCTCTAAGCATCATCTCTACTTTTTTCTGTTCTTTTTCTTTTTGCTGTTCTTGCGGATCTACTGCACTGTATTTGAAATCTATCTCGTATGTTTTTGCTACAGCCGCTAGAAACTCTGTTAGCACAGGAGCAACCACTAACCCTACATCTAAATTGTGTATACCGTTCATAACAGAAGACATGTACAATGTTTTAACAATAGGCTGTAGAGGTATGCCCATGTCAACTACAGTCATTATATCATCTATTATTTCTGGATCACGAAAGTTTGTAAAGTAGTATCCTAATGCTTGATCTACTGTGCTTGTTTCAGAAGGGCGTTCCCACGGTCTTTCTTTAGGCGTTGTGGTTAACGACTGTCCTGGTATTGGTGCTCCAAAGTTTACTTCTTCCATTTTGTTTTCCTATTTAGTAAATCCAGCGCCAAAGTATAGTCCTACTATGGCAGATACTATGTGTGTATCTAGTGGTGTAATTACAAAGCCTTTAGCCATCTTCCATTGTATAGCGTCATCAGGTCCAAACATCCAGTTCCAAAAACCACCAGTTGCTTCTGTATATCCTACATATACACTTACTTCAGGATACCATACTGCGACTAGCTTTGGCAAGACAATAATGCTAAACACTGCAGATAAAGCTATTAATCTTCTAGTCCAAGCAAAGTGCTTGTCATCCTTGCCAGCGTTACGTGCTTCATCTACAGCTTGCTTCCTGAAGTTGGCACGTTCCATAAGCATTTTGTTGTTAGCTTCTTTAGCCTTTATGGACTGCCCCCATATAGACATCACTCCACCTAGTATAGTGGAGAACAGCATAGTGATTAGTTCTAGGGGTAGGCCAAACATTAGTTATGTTCCTTGATTAATTTGGAGTATCGCTAGGCGATTCTTCTGAAAAAGCATCTCTTACTAGACGTGTATACTCATCACCTTTAGTTCCGAAAGAGTCTGCTCCTGATACACCTGTATACAACCACTCTTCTGCAGAAACTGCTCCTTGATTATGTGCATAACCTAAAACTCCAAGCTTTTCTTTCATAGACATATCTCTATACTCCTGAGAGTTCTTTGTTAAGGCTATGTGATTTGCTGTAGTATACGCTTTAAATGCTCTATCTTGTAGATCCTTGTCTTTTCTAAAAGCCTTTCGTGATTTAGCATCGTGTTTTAAAGTTATGCCCAATATTCTTGCTGCATCCAATTTAGCAACCTCGCCCATTTGATACCTACCGTCATAATGTTTATTTGCTCCTCCTCTAATGTTATAACGATCTGAACTTTCCTTTTGTGCTATAGTCTCTCTAAATGTATTAAATAAACTTTCTGGAATATTTTCTACTTTGGCATCAGGTTTAGGTGGATCAAAATATGCAGGAGCATTACCTGAGTTAAGTAAGGCTATTACTTCCGCAGTTAGCTCACCTGTTATAGGTAAATCAGAAGCCTTTTGTAACTTTCTTATAGCTCTTGCTGAACCCTTACCTAGTATGCCATCTACACCCTGTGGCTTGTACCCTAAATCAGTTAAAGTTTGCTGTGCATCTTTTACGGTTGTTCCTGTTTTTACGGCTATTCTAGGGCTACCCAGCCCTCCTTCTGGTATAGGATCAAGCCGCACCTCATCAATATTAATGCGGTCACTATCAACATCAACACTTTCAACCTCATCTCTAACCTCTCCTAGTTTTTGTGAGTCAAGTCCGTATTGGATATCTTGTACACTGCCCTCTGGCGGTCTTAAATCCAACTTATCTAGCAGTCTACTTTGTAAACTGTCTATGTCTAATGTGGGATCAGCTTTACGCATCATACCCATAGGCATTTTTATTATGCCTTGCTTCTCTAGACCGTCACGGTTAGCACTCAGTATATCTAACACAGTAGATCTATTTACGTTGCTAAATCTAGGTGCTCTGTCTACACGGACCTCCTGAGTAGGAAACTCATCAGGCTGATAGTATAATGGATCAGACATATCATTTAAAACACGAGTTGCAGTAGACACTGGTGTTTTGGCTGGCGGCAACTCTTCTTGTTTTATTGGCTTGTTGGCTATAGACCTTTGACCAAGACCTTTTTGTTCTCTGGCATCAAGAGCTTCTTCATCTATTTGTGCAAAGTTATTTCTTATTACGTTTGCTACAAAGTTCTCAAAGTTGTCTTCCATTACAATAATCCTCTATTAATGCTATTATGTAGCAAATATGCCTACTTTACTCGTTGCCATGCCATTAACTATAGCGCCCAAAAACGTACCTGCAGCACTCGCTAAACCACCACTTTTTTCACCATCAGAGGCTATGTTTTGTAGGGCTAATTTATTTTCTCTATCCATAGCATTGTCTGCTGTTCTCCAAACATACTCCATGAGATCTCTTTCTTGTTGCCATAACTCAGCGATACCTGCTGCTGTAAGATTGTTAGCAGCCATAGCTTCACGCATAGCAGCCTCATTATCTGCAGCATTGTTTATTGTCGCTATACTTTGTCTCCATACAGCATTAGCTTGCGCTATCACTAATTGATTTTGTGCGTTGAAGATATCACGTTGTGTATCAAGCTCTGCCTGAAACTTAGTCATACTATTTTCTTCACCTGCATTAAACTGTTCCATAGCATTTTCTTGTGCTAGATTAAATTGATCTACTTGTGTAGTTAAGCTTGCAAAAAACTGTTCCGCTTGATTGGCGCTCTCAGCATTAAATTGTAAAGATGCGTTCTCAGCGGCTTGGTCAGAAAATATACTTTGTACAAGTGATTGTGCTTCAAACATAGTAGCTTGTTGTTCGTTGTCTAAATTAGACATGTCCATTTGTAAAAATGCTTGAGCTTGTTGTGCTGCAGCTTGTTGTCTGTTGTTTAGGTTAGTCACATCCACTTGTGTTAAAGCAGCAACGTCAGCTAAAAGTTTAGCTTGTCTGTTATCTAAGTTAGCTAAGTCAACTGTTTGTGCTAACTCAGAGTTTCTGATAGCACGAGTTTGCTCTGCTGTGAAGTTTAGATTGGCTATCTCTGCAATACGTTCTGATCTTATAATATTTACTTGTTGTTTATTAGTAAGCTCTTGACCTTTCATAGCTGCTTCTATCTGTGCATTTGCAAGAGCAGTTTGTTGACGTGCAGATAAGTTTTCTACTTCGATGTTTAACTTATTAGTCATGTTAAACATTCTAGTTTGTTGTTCGTTGTTTAACTCTATTTCTCTTTCTGCTAACTGATTAGACACATTAAACAAAGATGTTTGTTGTCTGTTATCTAGAACTCTACCTTCCATAGCTGCTGTAGCAACAGCATCCTGTATAAACGCTTGTTGTTTACTTGTAGCGTTTTGCATCTCTGTTTCAAATGCTTGAGTGCTTTCTATTACAGCCATCTGTTGCTCGTTAGAAAGAACTTGCCCCATCATGGATGCTTTTACTTGTAGATTAGACAACGCAGTTTGTTGTGAGTTAGACAGGTTAGCCATCTCTACTTCTAGATTCTGTGTGGATTCTAGTATAGACATCTGCTGTCTATTTGTCAGGTTCAAGTTATTTACTTCTGCGTATCTAGAAGCGTTAGCTAGTGCCACGTTCTCACTAATACCCAGTGTTATATTTTGTAGACCTGCTCTAAGTTGTGCCTGTGCTAGTACAGCCTCTTGAGTGTTACTTAGGTTAGTTAACTGTAAGTTAGCATTGTTCATGCTGTTTTGCACTGCCATAGCTTGTCTGTTATTTAAATTCTGTAACTCAAACTTCTGTGCTGCTGCTGCGTTAGATAAAGCTACAGCTTGTTTGTTACGAACATTTTCCATATCCATAGCTGCAAATGTAGCTGCATCAGCTTGAGCTATAGGTATAGCGCTCTCCATAGCAGCTTGTATCATGGCGGCTCCTACCATAGAGCTACCACCTAAACCTCTGGCGTTCATAACTTCATTAACTCTACGTAAAGCTCCTGCAGCCCATGCAGGTGTGCCATCGTCAAATGAAGCCATAAGTTTTTCTAGCTGACCCTCTACTGTTGACTGTGGGCTAACTTCACCTAAAACAAACTTTGCTTCTAGTTGTTGAGAAAAAGTAGCTGTTTGGGCCTTACCTTTGGAGTCTTCATTTAGTGCTGTAAGAGTTGCACCAGTGACAACAATCTCTTCTACATTTAGTATTTCGTTTACGTCAACTAACTCAGAAGCAGAAACATTTGTTTCCTCTGCAGTTACATCTGGTTTAAACTCTGATTTCTTTTCTTCTGCACTGGCCTCTTCAGAAAACTTAGCAGCGTCTGCCACTTTTGTAATGGAAGCCTCTGCTGACTGAGTAGGGTTCAGTGTGTAATCTACTTCTGCAGTTGCTTTAGGTGTATCCCCTGCAAACTTAGCAGCTTCTATATCACCTTGCTGTTCAATCTGTTCAGTAGTTGATTTAACATAACTGTCAAATATCTCTGCAGTAGGTAACTCACCGCTATCTAAACTACGTTTTACTTCTGGTATCTGTCTTATTGTATCAAGAGTTTCAGGTGACAAACCAAGCTGTGCTAAATCCTGTGGACTCATTGTTTCAGCTTTCATCAAAGCTTCGTCAGATGGTGTTCCTGTTGCAGAAGCAAAATCTTCTAGTGCAGTTTTTACCTTTTCTTGAGATGTAACTGCATCGTAAGTTGCCTCACGAGGATTTTCTGGTGTATCTATTGCACCAGCTTTAGTGGCTAACTTTACAATTACATCATCAGCATCTAAAACCTGACCTGTTTCAGAATCTATAAGCTGCCCATCCTTTTCAGTTATTTTGTATACATCTTGATCTGTTACTAGGCTTGTAGGGAGTGAAATAGTTTTAGCTAAAGATTCAGCCACACTAGGAATCTCTGTAACTTTTACACGCTCCTCTGCAGCAAGTAAGTCTGCGTAGGTACTTTCTATTAAAGATTGTGCGTTTTCTAAATTTGTTTTTGCAGTGTTGTACTCTTGCGTTAAACGTTCTTTTTCTTCTGCAGAGACTAAGTTACTGTTTGCTGTAACTGCTGCAGTTAATATATTTAATCTACCTTGTGCAAACTGTTGATTCTGATGCCCTGTACTTATAGAGATACCTAAATCTGGATATGATATTTGATAATACTTACCAGGTTTAGTAAGTTCTACTTTGGAGTCTTTTGTTATATTGGTATATTCTTGTAAAGTAGATTTAGTCCATGTTTTGTCTTGATCTAAATTTTTATTCTTACCATCTGTACCTTCATTGAAGTCAGTTGCAAAAGCACCTGCATAAGCTTCTTCAGAGTTAGTGTATAAACCTGATGGATCTGTTAAATCATTAAAAGCTTGTTGTGCATCTGTTAAAGTTTTCTGTGCATCTGCATAAGCTTTCTGTGCTTCATCTAAGATTGATTGAAGGTTATCATCTATAACTGTATCGTCTACCTTAGTATCGTCTACCTTTGTATCGTCTACCTTTGTATCGTCTACCTCTTCATCTGTTTCTTCGTCTTTTTTGGTCAAATCTATGATAGCGCCTGTCTCTTCTACTTCTTTAGTATCATCAATAACAGTTGTATCGACATCAATATCTCTCCCATCTAAAACTGCAGCAGAATCATTATCAACAGGTAAACCTATGGATGTCCTATAATTTTGAACTGCTTCAGAGTAGTCTGCTGCACTTGTGTACTCTTTTCCTTGAAAATGATATGTGTTAGTATTTGGATTAAAATAGTTTTCTGTTGAACCAGAGCCAGTACCAGAGGAAGTTCCTGTTTTAACCATCTTAGATTCAATACCACTGCCAGGCTCCCCTGCAACTTTAGTGTACTCTATACCATCAACAACAACTTTATCTCCTATATTAGAACCTATAGAAGCATCTTTTAAAGTACTATGTGTGTCTTCTTTAATTGTTGTTCCTGTAACTTCTGTGCCAACTGTAGAAGTACCTGTAGTACCTGCTGCTGCACCTGTAACTTCTGTGCCAACTGTAGAAGTACCTGTAGTACCTGCTGCTGTCTCTGCTTCTTGAATTACAGCGTCAGGTATATTAGCTTCTGATTGTAATTCTACTAATAATTTTGAGGCTAATTCTGGATTTCCACTTTCTTGTGCTATTTTAATTTGATTAATGCGATTATCAAAGTCTTCTGGTTTAGGTGCAGCACTTACGGTTCCAACATTTTTCAACAACTTATTTTCTGCATTATATTGTTGTGACTCTTCTTGCAGTTGATTTACTGTTTTACCTTGTTTTTCTGCTCTGTATTTCAAAGTAAGATCATTACCTTGTTTGTGTACAGCCGCCTCTATACTATATGGATCAACAGATTTTGCTGACATATCTGTAAAAAACTTATTATAATCATCTCTAGAGTTTAACTCTACGTTTGTATTCTTAGCGTGATTTAAGTACGCTTCTGCAAAACCTTTTTGAACCCTAACTTTACTACCATCAGGAAAAGTAATCATGGCCGAATCGTCTTGCGCACCTGTGGCTACATCTGTTAATACAGGTCCACCTTCGTTCATACCGATACCTGACAGGGGTTCACCCTCTACACGTTGCTTGGCTATTTCAGTATAGCGTCCTAGCATAGAACCAGCAGAAGGTGTGGCTGCAACAAATGCATCCATCTGTTCTTTTCTTGCTGGGCCATCATACCCTAGTTCAGTTAGTAACTGATATGTTTGTTGAGTATTAAAACCTTTAAACTTAGCCATTTATGTCACCATGTATATTATTAAACCTAGCATCGCTGCTCCAGTTATTATGATTAGTATTGAAAGAGTCCAAGTAACTATTGCTTCTTGTATCTCTGCTTTACGATACTCTTGGTCTTTCTTCTTCTTGCGTATCTTTCCTTCAGTAGCAACAAGCTCATCCCATGCAGATGGCCCCATGCTGAAACTGATCCAATCCTTTAGCTCTTTTCTCATAGATTCAGCTTTTCTTTTAGCTGTAAATATTTCTAGAGCTTCTGCCTCAACAGATCCTCCATTAAGTGCTTTCCACCAAGGAGGGTTTTTATTTTTTTGTTCAGCATAGGACAGGTCACTCATAGCACCTGCCCATTGTGTCAACTGTCCTGACATATCTTGTAGGTCTTTACCTACTTGAAAGCCTTTCTTGAGCGCATTAAATGCTACAGTCGCACCACCTATGATGGTAACTGGGTCCACAAGCACTCTCCCTACTTTTAGTGTGGTTTATTTAAATGTCATCCAAACTGCTGTTGCTATAAAAGTAAGTACTGCTACTGTTCCCATTTTTACTGTCGTAGCCCATATACTTTTTTTAGTTAGTCTCCAAGCATCTAACAGTCCACGCATCTCACGTATATCATTAGCTGCGCTGGCATCCTGTAAACCTAACTCATGCAATGCTTTACTTGCACCTTTCTTAGCAGCACGATCTAACATATTTTCTAGTTGTTCTTCTGTTAACTCTATCATTTGGCTATCGCATAAAAAAGATATTTTGCATTACTTACATTCATATAACGTGCTGAATCGTAGTTTATTATAATCCCAGAGTCAGCAGGATCAACTATGTCAGAGTCTGTTACTTTTTCACTTGTGTCATTCAAAAACCAAAATGTATCGTTTCCTGATACAATCCCATGATGATCTGTGAACATTAACCAAGGGCTAGTTCCATCAATTCTTTTAACGATAAATAAAGCACACCCTGAACTAAACCCACAGTCAATTGTCTGATTAGTACCATTACCTGTGAAAGTTCCAACCTTTGAAACACCATCGACTGTGCCAAATAAATTAGCAATATATCTTTGACCCGACTGATTAACCTGAGTCCAAGTGCCTAAACTTATATTGGTATCTGTTGGTGCTGTACCATTCCACGCTGTTGAGATAGTTTGTTCATCAAAGTCTTGGTCTAAAAGAATATAGCCGTTTGTTGTTGATGTTAAACTTTTGTGCCAAACAACCCAGTTACTTGTACTGCTTGTCTTCTTAATCCACATCATCTCAGGAGCTATCCCTAAATTGTGGCCCTGCGTTCTGTTTGCTCCTGTACCATTCCAATGAACTTGATCATAATAATTTGGTGCTCTTGACCACATAATTCCATCGTAGTTATCGCTTTCTACACCTAAAAACCCATCATTAAAATCCCACTTACGATCTGTGTCATCTTGAGCCGCGCTGGTTGCTTCTGTAAAAAGTTTTTTATGTCCTGTTAATCTATGATAAATTCTTCTATTTGCAGTGCCACTTGAGGTGTAAAGATTAAGCACTAGGTCAGTGATAAAATTACTTTTATATTGTGGTATTTCATCATCAAATCTATCTACCACGGCAAACACGTTACTTGCTTTTGTAGGAATTGCCATTGGTCCTCTTCGTATTGCCATGTACGCATAGGTTTGCGTTGCATTAAAAATGTTAATGTCACCCAAAAGCCCAACCCTAAAACCATTATTAATGGGTATGATACCCCCTGCAGTTCCATCCCCACTTTCAGCATCATTTGTATTCCATTGTAAGTAAGGATTATTAGAAATACCGTCTGCTGCCCCTCCTGTTAACATGTTTTGAACATGCCAGTTTCCAGTTGTACTGATTGCTTTAGCCATAATAAATTGAGCTTCAAATCCTAGATTTACATCTATTTCACTAGCAGATCCGTCTGATTGATACGTGCCGCATTTGATGATATCTTGATCCCCTGTAATACCAAAACCACCATCGCCATTATTATGTGCAAATAAATATGCCACGTAACTTGAATTATTTCCATTGACTGCTTCATCAGTGCCTACATAAAAATTACTTGCGTTTGGTTGCGTTGTTGTAAATAAAGCGTTGTTTGTATTTTTTGCATTAGTATCATTTAGAAGTAAAAATTCACCTGCGCTTAAACTATTATGCCACACTATCCAGTTTTGTTCATTTTGCGAACTAGTTTTCTTAACTATAATCATCCCAGGAACGGAAGCTAAACTATGGCTTATTGCTCTATTGTCGCTTCCGTTGCCTGTCCATGTTATTACATCAAAAAATTTAGGGGCCTTTTTCCAAGACCACGACTGATAAAAATAGCTTGAATTATTTACCCTACTTTGAGTGCCTACCCTAAAACCATTTGCAGTAAAGTCTGTCATATAACCAGAAGAAGGTGTATTATCTGTGGTTGCACTAGAATTAAGGAAATTATTTGCCCCTCTTACTGTATCGTTAATAATATGGCTTACGGCACTACCACGAGACTTAATCCAAACCATTCCACTTTCAGCAGTACCAGATACATAATTAACACCTCCTTGAGCAAAAGAAACTCTTCCAGTGGCAGTAAAGTCACCGCCAGTGCCTAAGTTTTTACCAATAGCGTAGTCCTCTGTTAAAGGACAGTACATAATAGGATTTAATGCAGATAAAGTTGAGACAGCAGTAGCGCCACCGTTAGAATCAATAAAAATCCTACGATTAGATTCTGTAGATAAATCACGATAGGTGTAGTCAAGAAATACATGAGCTAATCTACCTTCTAAAAAATCGCCAGAGCGACCAGGCCCTCCTCCAAGCGTATGATATTGACGGCTAAATTCTATAGGGTCATTGTCGTAATTACTAAAAGAAAAGTGATTTGTCTCATCCGTATCGTCAACGTAAATATATCTATTTGAACTATTTCCTAACTCCATAGATATTAAGATATGTACCCAGCCAACTTTAAGATTAAGTGAGCTAGATGTTGCTGATAATCTTCTACTAGATCCTTGCCAACCATATATAACTATATCGTTACCGTTTTTAATAAATACCTGAAAAGAATAAGTACCATCGTCAGCACTATATATGTAATGATTTCCACTATCATTCCTTCTAAAAACCCAAGCACTAAAAGTAAAAGTTTTACTATCAGAGTTACTACTAAAGTCACTATCTCGCCCTAAGTAATCGCTATTACCTCCAAGCCTAGTACTAGTGCCTAAACCAAAATTTCCAAGAGTAAGACCTGTTTCGATGGTAGTGCCATTTTCTTCAACACCTTTCCAAGAGTTAAGGCTAAAAAGGCTTTCTACATTTGGGCCTTCAGCAGGTCCTCCTGCACCACCGCCTAAAAGCTGCATCATTATACCTGACATTAACTTACGTTCCCTGATATTACGCAGACAGTTCCGCTTATAAATAAAATTGTACAGACCCCTCTAGTTGCAAGAGTCACACTGCTTTTATCTTCATCTGTACCTGCGATATACGCAGTTGTAATTGAGCAAGTCACGGTAACATCTCCGCTTGTGTTGTTAAAAACAGAAACAGCATCCCCTGCTGAAAATGTACTGTTTGGAATTGTTATTGCACCACTTGATCCAACCTCTATAAAGTTACCTACATCTCCTGTAGCTAAAGTATAGCCTGATGTTTTGGCAGAGCCAGACTGAGGGATGGCTCTTATTTTACCGTCTGCATCGCTTATAACAAGTGAAGAATCAATAGTCATAGCGGTTGAACTGCCATCTCCGATACGAAACTCATCAGCGCTTCTTGCTACTTCTAAAAACCAATTGTGTTCTGTTCCTCCAGAAGACTTCCCTTGAATTTTTAATTTTGTTGATTGGTTGTTATTAGCTGCTAATATTTCAGCACCACCGTCATGTGCTTGTGAGTTTGAAATAACGTTGCCACCAAAGTTAGCTCCTGCATTAAACGTAGCTGCTCCTGCTGCTGACATATCAAGGGTAAGGGCAACTATTGTACTACCACCATCTTCTCCACTAAATTTAATGTCTTTATCATTAACAAGTGACCTCATCTCAAAATCACTACTGTTATTTTTTAATAGACCAATACTTGTACCACCATCCTTAAAAAAGAAATCACCACCATCAGCATCAAGAATAATATCGCCACCAACATCTATGGTAAAATCACCACTTTCAGATAAACTAGCACCAGTTAGAACAGTATTACCAACCTTAATTGTATTGTTGAAAGTAGCCGCGCCAGCGTCGGACATATCAAGGGTGAGGGCAGTTACAGTTGATCCACCATCGTTGCCTTGAAAAACCATATCTCCATCAGATATTGCAGAATAAAAATAATACCCTGCATTATTATTACTTGCTAATTGACCAAATTGAGTGCCACCATCTTTTAAAAGAATATTTCCACCATCAGCATCAATAGTAATATTACCACCAACATCAATAGTAAAATCTCCACCATCGGATATAGTTGAATCATTGATTGTTATATCATCTACAGTTAGAGCAGTTAGTGTACCTAGTGATGTAATATTAGTTTGCGCTGCTGTTTGTAATGTACCAGATAATTGAGTTGCTGTCAACCTTCCTGTACTTGGATTGTAAGTAAAACCTGTATCAGTTTCTAATCCTTGACTTCCTGTAGCACCATCAACAAACACTGGAAAAATAGTTTCATTTGCAGTATTGTTTGCAGATATAGTTACTTGTGTGGCTAGGGCTGCTGTACCTGTAGTATCCTGATTGAGTGTACCCACTGTAAAATCTAGAGTACCATCACCGTCTTGATACGCTACTGTAATGCCACTTTCAGTGTTGCTAGATACCATAGCTCCTACAGTATCCTGAATAACTTCTGATAAGTCTATATTCGCACTGCCATCAAAACTTACACCATGTATGTTCACTGCAGATGCTAAAGCTGTAGCAGTTGCGGCATTACCTGTTGTGTCTTGATTAAGTGTACCCACTGTAAAGTCAATCGTATTATCAGCGTCTTGATAAGTTACTGTAATACCGCTTTCAGTATTAGAGGATACCATTGCTCCCACAGTATCAGAAATAAATTCGGCTAGAGGTGTTTCATTAACTGTTATTGCATCTGCCTCTAGTGTACCATCTACATCCACATCTCCAGATATATCTAAAGAAGCCGCAATAAGCCCATCAACCTGTAAGTCTTCGTGATTAGAACCTAACTTTAACTCAAACTTTGGACCTGTAGTGTTGTATGTAAATGTAGCATCGTCACCACTGCCACCTTCTAGTGTAATACCTGCACCGTTGACTACAGCAGATGTACTGTTGCCACTATCAAGAACAATGTTGTGATCATTAAGATTTACAGTCGTAGAGTTTACTGTTGTGGTTGTGCCTGATACAGTCAAGTCACCTGTAACTGTAAGATTATCTGCGACTGTAACCTCTGAGGTGCTGTGTCCTAATGTAATAGCTGTGCCTGATACTCCTGTACCAATAGATACAGACTCACTGCTGTTACCTGTGTCAACTACAAAGTAAGCATCTGACCCTTGTTTAATTGTAAAGGCAGTAGCTGAGTTATCAGATACAGCTACGTTAATATCTGTACCGTCAGCACTAATAGAGTCCAGTGCAATGTCACCAACGTTGGTAATGTTGTTATCACCAAAACTTACATTGTCACCAAATGTTTTGTTTGTTAGTGTGTCTGTGGTAGTTTTACCTACTAAAGTATCTGTGGTAGCAGGTAGTGTGAGTGTTATGTTTCCACTAAATGCTGAGTGAGCAGGAGCTTGTAGTTGAGCATAGTGTGCATTAGAAGACTCACAATAAAATCTAACATATGATTGTGCTCCAGAGTTTTTAATAGAGATAGCACCTGACTGCATATCAATACCGTTAGAGCCATCTATCCTAACAACACCTGAACCATTGGGTGTTAGTGTAATGTTACCGTTCGATACAGATACAATATCTTCTCCGTTAACATCAAGAGAACCCCCTAGTTGTGGTGTAGTATCTTCTACTACGTTAGCTATACCTGATCCAGATACAGCTAAACCAGAAACTATAGTGCTACGTGTAATCTTTTTAAGTCCACCACCAGATGTATCTACAGCGAGAAATACGTCATCGTTAGCTACAGTGCTGATCTCAGATAAATCACCTACACCAGTAGGATTAAAGTTTGTACCGTCTGCAATCAACAAATGACCTGCAGTGTTAGTACCCATAGTGAGATCATCACCGCCAACGGTAAGATCACCTGTAAGTGTAAGGTTTCTTATACCAGTGTAGTCTTTGTTAGAATCAAGCACAACTGCTTTAGATGCAACGGCTGTACCTACAGCAGTACTACCTAAGTCAAGAGCGTTAAGTTCTCCAACAACTGCTGTTATGCCATCTAGTGTATTTATCTCTGCTGCTGTAGCATCAACTGCAGCTAGTTTAGTGAAGTCTGCTTGTACTAATCCTGATACACCATCTAGTAAGTTTAGTTCCGTAGCACTTGCTGTTACATTAGTGCCACCTATGTCAAGCGTAGTTACAGATAGTTCACCTGCAACTGTGGCAATACCGTCAGCGACAGTTATAAGATCCGTATCATCTGTATGCCCTATAGTAGAACCATTTATTACTACATCATCTATATCAAGAGAGCCGCCTGTAATTAATCCAGTAGTTGTAATAGTACTAGAGCCAGTGTCAATAGTGCCAAAACCTGATGTAATACTACCTGAGTTAAGTGCTCCTACTGTTGTTGCTGCAGTAGTAACTAAGTTAGGCATTGCCGTTATTTCATCATCAAAATATGCAGCCAGATCTGTAACAGCAACTTGTACCATTGTGCCGTTGTCGTTTAGTACAACACGATCTGCATCTGCTACAGTAGTAGAGGTAGCCGAAGTATCTCCATCTAGGATATTTATTTCAGCAGCCGTACTAGTTACACCATCAAGAATATTTAACTCTGCTGCAGTGCTTGTCACTCCATCTAAGATATTAAGCTCTGCTGCTGTTGAAGTTACCCCATCAAGAATATTAAGCTCTGCTGTAGTAGATGTAATGCCATCTAGTACGTTTAGCTCTATTCCAGTAGATGTAACAGTAGTACCATCAATAGAAAGGGTATCTATTTCTGCTGTACCATCAATAAATATATTACGCCATTGTTGACTTGCAGAACCTAAGTCATAGGTATCATCGTCATCAGGTATAATGCTAGAGTCAACGTCAGCACCAAATACAACATTGTCAGAAGCGGAGTCACCAAGTGTTAGTGTACCACCATTAAATGTAGTAGTGCCTGTAACAGTAGCGTTACCTGCCACAGTAAGATTACCACCTACTGCTAAGTTACCTGATATATCTGCAGCACCATTGATGTCAATAGTGGTAGCTGCAATTTGTATTTCAGTGTCAGCAACAAGATCAAGCTGACCATCAGCACTAGAATTAATATAAATAGCAGTATCACGAAACTGTAACTTTTCTGTCGAAGCAACAAGTATATCATCAGAAAACTCAAAGTAGTCCTCGTCTTCCATCCATTTTATTACACCATCATTAGATTCGCCATCAAAGGTAAGTGTAATGTCTGTACCTGCAGTACCTGCACCAAAGGTTAAACTATGTCCTGCCATCGTACTAATAGGACCACCTTCTCCTGTTGTACCATCGTGTGTGTGTCCTGTACTAGCTGCAAAGGCTGCGAGAAGCTGATCAAACTCATCATTAGTGTCTGATGCTTGTATTACGTCACCCTCTGAGTATGTAGACTGTCTTGTATATGTAGCGCCCATTAACGTCTAGCTCCTAACTGATATTCTAATTGAAATCCCTTTAGTGAATATGGAGGAGACTCTCCATTGTCATCCACTCTTAATGCAACAGTAAAACCTGAACCTTCTACAGGCTGTCTTACAAGAGGTTGCGAACCACCCCCATAGACAAACTGTGTTGTAGATGACGCAGTAGTATATGTAGATACACCATACTGTGCTCCTACTGAAGCTGTGCTTAAACTATATGGTGCAGGTCTTGCCGCACCTGTTGACTCATTGTCATAACGTAAAAGTAAGTCAGCACTTAAAGCACCCTCTGGTGCATAGTTTAGTATAACTCTGTGCATTAACTTTCTAATCCCGACATCTCCGAAGTTTAAATCAGGACTTCTGTATCTTCCTTGTATTGCAGCACCATCAAAGTTATCCCCTTTTTCTTGTCTCATAATAAAACCATCAAAAGTACCGTGAATAACTTGTACATCACCCTCGTCTACAAATGTATCTGTGGTAGAGGGTTTTATACCTAAAGTTTCAGCAAACTCAAAGCCATCGCCCTTCATAACACATATTATACCTTTTGTTCTTTTTTGTACACGTCCATCTTTACTAAAGAATAATCTGTACTGTGTTTTGTCTGGTAGAACAACACTATCAAAAAGAGATGCATCTGCTATTTGATCATCAAACAAAGACTGTACTTTTTTAGATATTGTTCCTAGCTCAACGTCACCAATCCTAGCAGTACCAGCAACAGTCCTTAAACCATCAGGACCAAGAAAGATTAGATCACCTGCAAATTCTTGAATCGTGTTGCCGTTAACACATCCGATATTTCTGGTTACAGGCTCAACTGCAAAAGAACTTAGACCACTGCCTGTAAGTTTAAATATTCTATTCTCGCAAAATATAAATAGGTTGTCACGAAATACTTTTAATCCTACAATTGTATCATCTACTTTGATAGTTCCAGCACCGTCTGATGCGTCAAAACCATCTTCGTCAAAAGGTTCGCTAAAAACTAGCGTTTGCGGTGTAGTAGATTTACCTGCATAAAACATGTGATTTCTAAAAGCAGCAACAAATTTAGAACCTGATACTGAGCTTTCACTAACGTCTGTGGCGGTCATTGATGAGTTAAATACTACAGGAGCGTTAGTACCATCAACACAAATTAATTTATTGTTGCCGTCAAAATTAAATCTTTCAAAAGCGTACTTACCTGCACTAGTTCTGCCTGTATCTCTTTCAGTCCAACTTTCAGATACGGTATCTGTTTTTGCGTGGTTTGCTGCAGTTGTACTTGAGGTTGCTCTAGTTACACCTGTAAAGGTTCCAGATGTTATCCCTGTGTATGTAAATATTTCACTGTTTATTTGAAGCGTACCACTAGATGAAAAACCTGTTGTTGACTCTACTGAAATAGTTCCAGAGCCTGTCATGGCAGTAGTAGATACTATCTTCAGAGAAAGCTCTGTCGTACCTGCTGAAAATATTTTTTCGCCTCTGGCTGCAACTACCCTATCCGAAAATATAGTAGACATTAAAATCTTTTCACTAGAGGTATTGGTTTGAGGAACTATGTGATTAATGAACTTGCGAAAACCACTTATACGCCTGTATCCACCTTCAACATCAGGCTCAAAGTTTTGTAAAACTAATGCCTCTCCAGGTTGCATAAGAAAGGTGGACCTGTTTAAAACTAGTCCACCCTCGCAGTTAAATGCTGCTGGCTGTATTGTTGATGTATCTGGCATATTAAGATACTCTTAGTACTGGATTGTAAGTTGTGGTAGCACCACCCATTAATGTTGATCTCACATAATCGTACTTGTTTATTACAAGGGTTTGCATATTTTTTATACCCTGTTGAAATCTATCGAAGTTTACTTGATACTGTTGTATCTCTCCACGATACTGATACACATAAGCCACTGCACCATCTATTAGGACAGTTGCAAATCTATCTGGTATTGTGGTTGTGTCTGTAGCTGCAGATAAATCAGAAGGGAATGTAAAGTAATCAAATATTAATGTGTACTGCTTATCAGGAAAGGGATACAATATGTAATTGTTATCAGGTGTACGTACTATAAATCTAGGAACACCGCCTTTTGTAAACTGAGTCACTGTTGTGCTATTTGCTATGGCTGCTGCTGTGGTGCTGTTAGCACCTCTGGTACATCCTGTAAAGTCATTACCTGATATACCTGTATAAGTTATTTGCTCTCCACCTATAAATAAAGTTCCTGTAGAGTCAAACCCTGTGGTAGATGCAACTGTTATTGTAGTGACTCCTGCTGATAATCCATCTGTTGCATTAACAGTTGTAGAAGAAACATCATCTTCTTGTACAGCATAGTCTCTTGATATATACTCATTATAATTTAATTTAGTTAGACTATTACCTGCTGAAGTTAAATCTTCATCTTTTTTTATTCTTGCTGTGTTGTAGTCTATGTACTTTGTGCTTGTTGGAATAGTGTACTTAGCAACGCCAGGTGTAAGTGTAGAGGAGTTTGATGCATGATTGAAAGGATATGCAAACTCTCTCTGATTAATATATCTTATAGATTCATTGACAGCATTTTTACACTGTGTCTGTATACCTCTAGGACTCAAAAAGTTAGAGGCTGTGAGTTCTACCTCGTTCATCCTAACTAGTGTTTTATTTGTCAGTGTAAGAAACGTTTCTGCCATAAGTACTTCCTAATATGTGATAAGGGGGCCAGTTGCCCAGCCCCCAAAGTATTATGCTAGTAGATCACGATCTACTTCATTAGCAGATGAGGACTGTGTTACGTCATCCATCTGTACACAAACAGCGTATACACGTATGATACCACCAGTGATAGTTCCACCTGACGCATGAATCTCTACGTCAATAGTGTCTGCTGATGCAGTAAACACTGGTAAGTTAGAACATACACCTGAAGATGTAATCGCAGGAGTGTGATCTCCTACTGACGCACCGTCTAGGTCAAATGCCGTAGCAAAAATGTCTACGTCTGTTCCTGTGATACCAACATGGATAGAAGAGTCCGTAGTAGTACCTGCCATTGCAGTTACAACTTCAAAACCTGCATGTAGGATCAAAGTGTTTGCAGGAACAGCGATAGCTTCAATAATATCATTTGCCGCTAACGCAGTACCACCGTTTTGTAATATAGCATCTGCAAGATCTATATCATTCTGCAAAGTAACTAAGCTGCCACGAAGCTGCTTATTGCCAGTACCGCCATTGTTGGAAGTAGAGGCTGAGTTTGTGCTCATTGAAATAGTAGCCATTGTTCAATCTCCCTTCTTACGCTGC